CTCCGGTTGTTGCGTCAAAAGTTAAAGCTCCTAATCCTGCTTGGCTTGCTGCAGCTTTTTGTGCTTCCTGTCCTAATGCACCTTGAGCTGCGACCGTTGGTTGAAATAAAGAAGTATCAATCGGTTTTGCGCCGAGTCTTGATACACCTTCACCGAACGTTTTACCTAACGTTTCTATAAAGGGTGCTGGTCTTGTTATCTGTGTTGTTGTATCTGCCATTAAAATGCTGCGAGTATTCCTACTCTGCCTCCTTTTGAATATCTTCCTCTCGAATGAATTCTCATTAATCCTCCGGCCGCTTCTCCGCCACCTGGATCATAAGGGTCTTGATATTCTACATTACCTATTTCATTTGTATATTCTCCTCCTCCGATTCCTTGATGTGTATAAGCAGGTGCTCCACCTACCCATTCTCCTCCTGGCTCATTTAAAGGTCCTCCTCCTGGCGGTGGTGTAAAGGTTTCTTGGTCTGCATAAGTGCCCAATTTATTTAATTTAGCATAAGCACGAGCCTTTCCGCTCAAGCCTTTACCTCTCAATAAACGGTCTGCGATCCATGCATTTTTTAAATTAATTTGTTCTCGTAGACTATTACCAGTTCCACCTCGCCAATTTTTATTTTGTAGAACATTAAATCCTGTGGTTGGATCAACCAGATTAAATTTTTTTCCTCCAGAGCCTTCATAGATGTTGCCTCTTAATCCTGTATCACCTATATAGCCCCATCCTTTTTGGTTTTTATTTTCCTCCCATGAATCAAATTCTTTTTGTTTTTCTGGATTTATTTTAAATTGATTTTTAAGACCTTTAAGAATTCCTGAAAGACCAAAAGTAGGAAGACTTCTTTTTTTGTCAGCTGCAATATCACTATGTTCGGTTCCAAGTTCTTGACGTCTTACTGGGTCGGACGGAAAAATAAGTCTTACCGGTTGTTCTGTAGTGTTTATGTTTTCTTGAACATCCAGTCCAGTAATTCCTTGATCTTTAAAGTTTTCATAAAAATTATTTCGTTGTAATCTTGGTATTTCACCATATTCATCATAGTAACCTTTTTTCTTAAAAGAACCAGGATACGCTGTATCCCAGTAGTCCACTTGTCCTAAGTCTCCAAAAGCCGGATCGTATTTTTCTCCGCGTTCGCCGAACATTCCATAATTCCTAGTTAATCCAGATGTGTCACCGAGCCTATGCCGTCGACTCATATCATATGAACCTTCAGGGCTTTGTCCCGGATAGGTAATAGGACTTCTAGAGTCTAAATAATTAGATGCATTTTGATTTTCTCCCAAGCCAAATATATTTTTTCCTCCTTGAAGAATACCACTCCAATTTATATGACTTATATCTGGAAACGCACTCATTTTATTAACTTTTCCTGAAAGATCGATTGTACCTAATTGGTCCGGATTTTCGTCAACAAGTGCTTGCATTGCTGCATTTTTTTCAATCTGTCTTTTGGTTGCACCTGGATGTAGTAAATGACTACCCATTGTAGGGTTTTCTACTCTAGCATCTTGAGTTTCTGTAGGCTGATAGTCAAGTGCCTTTTGAGCATAAGGCATAAAAGGATTATTGCCTAAAAAAGCTACGTTTTTCCACCATTCATTTGCCATTACGCCATTGCCTCCATGCTGTGCATTAAATTATACATTTTTTGTGCGCCGAGTTCACGGTCGCCTCCGCCCATGCCTTTAACGGCATCGGACGTCATAACAAATTCTCCTTGTGCTAGTAAAGCTCTAACATCGTCGTGCTTCTCTGCTTTACCATGAGGCTGATAGCCTCCTGTGTCTCTCATATCTAATTGCATTCCATCTTTAGAAGGAATGACGGGTTGTCCTAAAGCATACCCGGTTCTCATGAGTCCTCCAGTATTAGCTTCGACAACCTGTTCTTCAACCACTTCTTCAGGGGCTTCGGTTGTTCTATTTGCAGCCCAACTTTTTAATTCATCTATGCTGGTAGGAGAACGTCCAAATATTTCATAAAAATCTTCTAATAATTTTGGTAAATCTTCCAGTTCTAGTATAGGAGTATCGGTTCCTGCCATCTCAATAGCTTCATGACTAGCTAGTTGTTGATCTCCGTCTGGATCAAATTCTTCCCAATAATCATCATGAAGCGGATGGTCTCCATTTCCATTTCTTCTAGTTCCATATCGATACCCAATCCTTCCACCTTGAGCCATTTCTTGTTCTCTAATTTCTTCTTCTTCGATCACATCCGCTGTTTCTTTAACATCCGGAGAATCTTTTATTCTTCCTTGAGCCGCGATTAACATTTCCACGAGCTCTTCTTTAGTTCGTCCACGTAATTGTTCCATAGGAACACCCATGGATGATAACATTTTAATAAGTTGAATAAGTTCTTCGTCTTCTGATGCTTTTGGGACGGCTCCTGCTTGGCCCTGTAATTTCTGTGCTTGAAGCATTTGCGCCATACGCGGATCTGTTTGCTGGGCTCCTGGATTCATGCCCATGCTCCGTGGTCCGAGGTTCGGCGACATTAGTCCTTGGTTCATATTTGGATTCATATTTTGATTCATAGCACCTTGAGGCCCTGCATACAATCCTATATTTGCTTTTACTCTTCCACCTTCAGAAAACATTGGATTGTTTCTAACCATTTCTAAGGCTTCCTCTTTAGTGTCGGCATCTCCTTTGGTTATTAACCAGTCTGCCCATTCGTCTTCGAACATGCTTCGGTTCGTTAAATATTTTTGATGAGCTTCGGGATTATCTACATCAAGATCAATTTTGTCTTCTAGTTTAGGACTAGCCAATGCTCCAGCTGTTGCTGTTGCGGCTCCTGCTGTAATATAAGGATGTGCTTTAGCAAATTTACCTATGCTAGAAAGAATTCCAGTGCTAGCAGATCGTCCTGAAGCGTCTGCACTATATAACCAGGGAGCTTTGGATGATAACGCTTTTTGCCATCCACTTAATCCTCTTAACCCTTGACCAGGTTGAAAAGCAGCTGGACCAAAGTGATAAGCCCCATATAATAAAGCCGCTTTCCCTAAAGGGCTCTTAAGAACCTTCTTAACTGGCTTGCTTACTTTTTTGACAATATTCCCTAATGATTTAAAAAATCCCATAAACTTCCTTGTAATTTGTGATAGCAGGTTGAAGGGAAATCCTGAAAAAACCCTGTAACTATATACTTACTTTACTTTTTTGCCTTCGTCAATGAATCTTCCACGAAAACCATGGGTCCCGTAATGGGTAATATAGGCATCTACGTTGGCATATATCTTGCCTCCGATGTCCACCCAGCGTTTGCAGAAGGCATAATCTTCCCCTAAAAAGACTCCTGTTTCAGCATTGAAATCCGTATCAAAGAAATTCCATACGTTTTCACTCGTTGACATGAGTCCGTTTACCAATTGTTTTTGTTTAATTTTTAACTTGGGATAGGCCTTCATCATCTTTTCAAAGACCTCTCGTTTAATAAGCATACACCCTGCAGGTCCGCGAATGATTTCACATAAGCCTCCCTTGCTTTCAATTTTATTTCTATTAGGAAACTCTAGGCAAAAATAATGAGGACAATCTTCTATAGGTTTACCTGATTTAGCCGCCTGTCTTCGTGCTTTATCCCAGTCAAAAACCTTCATGGGATAAGGAGTTAAAACAATATCCTTGTCGTGCGCCATCATGACCGGAATCGAAGTAGGATCAAATTCAATATCTGAATCTACAAATAACATGTGGGAACAATTAGAATTAAGGAAATCCTTAACACATAGATTTCTTCCTTGGGTAACCAAGGAGGAGTGAACCATGTGAAATTTAGTTTGAATCTTCTTATGAAAACAAATGGCTTGAAGTTCTAAGACTGATTTAACATAGGAAAGAACTAACGTTCCCATGCAAGGCGTCACTACGAATAAACTATTGGGGGTCGTAACTTGAGCTGGTTCCTCAATGAGTTTAGTTCCATCGACTGTATTTTGAGGAAAGAGTTTAGAGCCTTCTTCAAATTTATCTTCGGTTAACAACCCATCATTCAGCTTCATGAGAAATTCCTTTCGCTGCTAAAGCATTGTTTAAAAAAGCGACCCATTCTTTAATCCGTTCATCCCAATTATAAAAATGATTGAAATGTTGACGTTGGTTTTCTAGACGTTGTTGGATCTCATCGGTTGGTAAAATTCTTTTAATATAAAGGAGATGAGCTGCAAATTCTTCAGCTAGCTTTTTGGGATTGGTATCATAATTAACGTAGTAACCATAGTCTCCACAGGTTTCTGGAAGGGCTCCGAAGTTAGTGACCAGGGGAATATTTCCCGCGGCCATGGCTTCAATCGCCGAGATGCATGAAGTTTCTTCCCAGATACACGGATAAGCAAAGACATGGGTGGCCTGCATGGCATCAATAATTTCTATATTAGGTTTGTAACCTATGTAATTTACATTATCCATTTTACGTGCATGATTATAAATAGTTTCATATTGTTTTTCGTTGGCCTCTTTAAATTTATCTCCATAAAGTTGGGTAGAACTATAAACATCGAGTTGAATTTCATTGCTTACAACAT